CATTCTCTCAAGTAGAATATGTAGAATGTGAAATCGGTGGTCAAGTAATCGATAAACAATACGGTGAATGGATGCAAATGTGGGTTGATCTTACCCACAATAGGGACTCAAGAGACATGTTAGGCGATGCCAACGATGCTGGATATTTACCTCTCCAATTCTGGTTCTGTAGAAACCCAGGTCTTGCTCTTCCACTTATCGCTTTACAATACCATGAAGTAAAACTTAACATTGCTTTTGAAGATTCTCAATCCGGCGTAGCTGTATGGTGTGACTATGTATTCTTAGATACTGATGAAAGAAGAAGATTCGCTCAAGTATCCCACGAATATTTAATCGAACAAACTCAATTCTCCAACAAATTATCAGCTGCCCCAGGTAGCAACCAAGTAGAATTAAGATTCAATCATCCAGTAAAAGAATTAGTATGGAGATTACACGGAGCTTCTAAAGCCGTTGATGATGCTCTTTTACAATTAAATGGACATGATAGATTCAAGAGAAGAGATGGAGCCTACTTCACACAAGTACAAAGATACCAACATCACAGTGGTCACGAAAATGCTAGTGGATTCTTACCACATGTATACTCCTTCGCTCTCAAACCAGAAGAACATCAACCAAGTGGAACTTGCAATTTCTCCAGAATTGATAACGCTGTACTCAACTTCGCAGCACCAGCTAGTACCACAAACATCTCCGTATACGCTGTTAACTACAACGTATTAAGAATCATGAGTGGTATGGGTGGTCTCGCCTACTCTAACTAGATTTTTAAATTTATTTTTAAATTTATTTTTAATAATTTATTTTATTAATAATAAAATATTTATTTATTATATAAAATGACTGGTGGATTAATGCAACTCGTAGCTTATGGTGCTCAAGATATTTACCTTACAGGTAATCCTCAAATTACCTGCTTCAAGGTAGTATATAGAAGACATACTAATTTCGCTGTTGAATCAATTGAACAAACATATAATGGTTCAGCTAAAGCCGGCGGTAAGGTATCTGTAACAGTTTCCAGAAATGGTGATTTACTCTCCAGAGTATGGTTAGCTGGATTAGTTACTGGTGATGGAGATAGCCATGCTACATACGAACAAATAGAATATGCTGAATGTGAAATTGGTGGTCAAATAATAGATAAACAATATAGTGAATGGATGCAAATGTGGGTTGATCTTACCCACAATTATGACTCAAGAGAATTATTAAAAGGAGCCGAAGATGCTGGATATTTACCCCTCCAATTTTGGTTTTGTAGAAACCCAGGTCTTGCTCTTCCTCTTATTGCTTTACAATACCATGAAGTAAAAATAATCATTGCTATCAAAAATGACAATGACCAAAATAGTTTAGCTGTATGGTGTGACTATATATTCTTAGATACTGATGAAAGAAGAAGATTCGCTCAAGTATCCCATGAATATTTAATTGAACAAACTCAATTCTCTAACAAATTATCTGCTTCTGAAGGTACCAACCAAATAGAATTAAGATTCAATCATCCCGTAAAAGAATTAGTATGGAAATTACTTGGACCTAACATGGAGGTTAAAGATGCTCTTTTACAATTAAATGGACATGATAGATTCAAGAGAAGAGATGGAGCCTACTTTACAAAAGTACAAAGATACCAACATCATACTGGTTCACAAAATGCGGCTGGATACTTACCACATGTTTACTCCTTTGCTCTCAAACCAGAAGAACATCAACCAAGTGGAACTTGCAATTTCTCCAGAATTGATAACGCTGTACTCAACTTCACAGCACCAGCTAATACCTTAAACATCTCCGTATACGCTGTTAACTACAACGTATTAAGAATCATGAGTGGTATGGGTGGTCTCGCCTACTCCAATTAGATTGTTATCATTTTTATTATATCTAATAATTTTTAAAAATTTGAATTTTATAAATTATTTATTTCAATTATAATACTAAATGCAGATACAAGATTTTCATGCTATCTATATTAATTTAGAAAAAGATATAGAAAAAAATAACAGAATCAAAACTATTCTCAAAAAACTTAATATAAAACACACCAGATTAGAAGGAGTCTATGGAAAAAATTTAACTAATATTCCTTATAGAAATAAAATTGCTCAAAAATTTAACTTACATAATGAACTGTTTGATGTATCTTTCTGGATGAATAGAAGTAATTTTAAAACTATGACAAAATATCAAAATTCGGTTCTTCCTAAAGTAGGAGCATTTCTTAGCCATACCCTCGCAATCAAAAAAGCCTTAGAAATGGGACTAGATAAGGTTTTGATATTAGAAGACGATATGAATCCATTAATAAACGTAAATAGTAAATTTTCAATACCTAAAGATGCTGATATATATTATTTAGGCGGTTCATTTTGGACAGATCATGAATTAAAAGACCCTAAAACAGATAATATAAGAATAGACGGACAAGTATTAAAAATGGTAGGAGGATTTGCTTATATTATTCCTAGTAGAGAAAAAATGATAGATATATATAATGTATTAATGTCTGTATTTAATGATGGAAAATCACATGATAAACATAAAGATTGGCGTTCTGGACAATATAAATTAAGAGCACAAGCAATAGACTTAGCATACGTTAATCATTTTCAAAAAAATGGTAACTGCTATATCTCAAATCCAGTAAAAATTTCACATAAAGAATTAGGTAGTAATATTGAAAATAATAGAAAAAGATATAATATTAAACATTATCTTACAAAAGAACAACAAAATAAATATCAACCTATGTTTAATTAAATAAAATTAGAAAGAATATTTTATATCTTTTCTAATCTTTAATATCAAAAATATCAAAACAATCTATCATAATATTTGAAATCAGTTCTATTGATAACATAAATTTATTATATGGTTTTCTTATTTTTCTAATTTGAGTGTGATTATATATTTCATCAGTTAATGGAAACCATATATTATATCTGTTAGGTATCCTTGTTCTAAATATAAATGCTGGTTTATCTATATCTACTAAAGTGATATCTATATTATTATTATTAAATTTGGGTTTTTTTTCAAAACAATCAATATAATTATGATCTAAAATATAAGACATCTAATTGAATAATATTATAAATTTATATCTTCTCTAAATTTTTAAATTACACCTCTCCAATCTACTTTAACATGTGGATCTAGTAATTTTTTCGCATTTTGAGTAATTTTTCTTGTATCTGGATTACTTGCTAACAAATTTGCTAACTCTTTTTCATTAGAAACTACAAAGCAATTGTATCCGTGTTTAAAAGGTGTACTAACTCCCTCTACCCATTTACTATTTAGTACTAAAGCACATCCTTGATAAATTGCCTCTAAAAATGTATATTGACTTCCACCACCATCTCCCTTAATTGCTGACATATCAACTACAAATTTAGCATCTTTCAATAAATTGTTTACTTCGCTGAAGCCTTTTTTAAATGTACCTTTATAATATCTATCTAAATCTAAATTTAGTTTATTTTTAAGATGATGATATACATATAAATCATTTTTAGCACCATATATATTTACAGGGTTTTTACCTTTTGATTCTAATATCTGATTTGCTTGTATAATCATTTCAGTATGTTTATCAAAATCTATTCTTGATATAGCAACTGCTTTATTTTTTGAAACCTCCGATTTATTATATTCAAAAAATGGATGAACAAGAAAGGTATTTTTTTTAGGAGCAAATCCATGTGGTTCACTTCTACCTCCTCTTAATAGATTATGAACAGTTTCTCTTATTGTAATTACATTAAATCTTGATAAATTATCTAAAACTGGTTGTGTACTCTTACCTTTTATTTCAGTTGGGTCATGAATAACTAATGAAGTATTGTTAGGAAAATTATCTAAATATTTATAATAATTTTTATCAATAGCAGTAATTAATACATTTGGTAAATTACTTGCGTCTTCTATAGATAAATTCTGGTATTTAACACCATATCCAAAATCTCTGAGAGTAGGATCTCCGCTATTTTTCATTTCTGTTTTATTACCTATTTTATACAAATTGGCATTATATTTACGTGCTAGATGAGCAGTAAATGATACCCAACCACCATATGGTGGTTTTGCCATATATATTAAATTAATTTCTTTAGAGCCACCCTTTTGGCTATAATTATTTATATTTTTTTTTGTTGAGTTTTTTGGTTTCTTGTTTTCTATATAATTTAAAAAGAAATACTCTGCTTCTTTTGAATAAATACTTATTCGTTTATTAGTAATTGGGTTAATAAAATATGTCATATAATCTATAATTAGATATTCTTATCCTATTCTAAATTAATTTAAATATAATTGTAAATCATATTTATATTATAAAAATTTATGATTGTTTATCTTGATATGAAGTAAAATCTTCTTTCTCATCATGGTTAGCACTACAATCAAAATCTTCTTTAATATAATTACCTCCTAAAAATTGTTCTGAACCTCCCATATTACCCATTTTTTTGAATACTTTTACAATCCACATTATAAAAAATACCAAATTAACAAGTGATACTAATACAAATGTAATAGGTCCTGCTACAAAATTTACTCCTGGAATTATAAAAGAAGCAAATAGTAAAAATCCTAAACAAATGTTAACAATAAACCATACTAACATTAATTTCATTATTCCCATTTAGTATATAATATATAAATATAAAAGTTTAATGATTATTCATAATAAATTATTTATATAATTAATTAATTATAATTAGTATATTTGTTATCAAAATTACTAAAATTTATTCTTTAAATATTAAATTTAAGATAAAGTTTTATAATAAACATTATAAAAAATTTACTTAAAGTTAAATTATGTACTTAAGGTATAAAATATAGAATGGGTAAAAAAACCGTAGACAAGAATGTATTGCCTAAAAAGGCTAAAAGTGTACAAAAAACTGAAACACAAAAAAATGCTCCTACTGAAACACAAAAAGCTGGTTCAAAAAAAGTAGCAAAAAAAGCTGAACCTGCCCCTGCTCCTGTTGTAGAACAAGTACAAGTTAATAATGACTCCTCTTCCGAACATTTCCAAGGAAATATCAGTAGTATTTTTGAATCTTTGATTGCTCAAAATGACAATATCCTCAATAATCAAAGACAAATGCTTACAACCCTACGCAGAGTATTTAAAACTCATAGTCGCAATATGCGTGATTATGAAAAAAATGCTGCTCGCGAACGCAGACGTGCCAAGAAAGACCCTAACCGCAAAAAGAGAGAACCAAGTGGATTTGCCGTACCTACCAGTCTATCCTCAAAATTATGTGATTTCTTAGGAATTGCTCATAGCGAAAAACTATCAAGAACTGATGTTACTAGAAAAGTAACCTCTTACATCAGAGAACAAAATCTACAAGTTCCTGAAAACAGACGTTCATTTGTTCCCGACAAAAAACTAGGAGCTATTCTTGGTCCACTTCAAGAAGTAGATAAAGGTAAAGGTTTTACCTATTTCAATCTTCAAAGATATATTACCCCTCATATTACCTCTTCTGCCGCCTCAAGCCAATAAATAATTTATAATTAAATTTTTATAAATTATTTAATCTGTTTTTTTTTCATCATTTTCACTATTATTTTCATTTTTTATGCTTAGTTTATTATTTAATTCAGCCGCATACTCGCTAGCTGCTGTACTAAATAGATCAGGGATAGCCGCATGTACTAATGTTTTAACACTTGTTATAAATAAACCTCCTGAAATACTTAGGGCATCATAGGCATGTTCTAAATATGTTTGATTAACTTTATCTAAGTGGTCAGATTGAAGTCTCATATGTATAATAAAAGATAAATTAATTTTACAAAAAAATAAAATTTCGTAAATTTAATAGACATTAGCAGATTGAAACAACCATGGTAAAGCATCTCTTGCTGGTAAACTAACAAGAGTTAAACTGGATAGTATCCATAATGCTCCTGTTGTTTTATCTTGTTTAGTTTTTCCCTCACTAACAAGCCTATCGAAATTATCTAACAATAAATTTGCTAGTTTATTCTTATCAGTATATTTGTTTATCATAGATACACCTTCGGTAAACAGTTTACCATTAGTTACATATTTTAATTTATCTGATTCTGATAATTGAACTCTGTAGTCCCAAATGTCCAAAATTTGTTTATATAATTCTTTTAACTCGGGTAGATTTAATTCTGTAAACCATTCACACTGTGTATACTGTTCCAAATCATCCATTTTTTGAAATACTTTAATACATTTTTGTTGCATTAATTGAAATGGATCAGTTATAACCGCTTTTTCCATTTCTACCTTTCTTGTATTTTGTATTAAATACAATAATTTTAAAAACCTTGCTTTTGTTTCTAAATCTATTTCTTGGGTATTATAAGGATTACCTTGATTATTTTTCAATAGTTCTTTAAATGTTATTATATCAAACCCCCATGTAAAATCATTACTATCTTTATATGAAAAGTAGTTTTTATTAGGAATATCATTTATATTTTCAAATGTTAAAAAATCATGTTCGTTATTTACTAAATGTCTTAAATAACAACTAATACCTCTCCTTTGTATTGTACTTCTTATTAAAAACCCTCTCACCATTTTTTGTATTATACATATTTTATCTATATCTAAAAAGTACTTTTCTAATTGAATAAATGTTCGCCGTTTTATAGAAATTGGTTTTTTTAAAACCTTTTTAGGAGTATTTTGATTAGTAATATAATCTACATCATCTACTACCTTAACCGAACCTTTTAAATACATTTTATAATGCATATTACAAAATCCTTCCTGTTTACTTGCTTTTGAACATTGTTTACCATTACTTTTGCAAATTGCTTTACAAGAAGTAATTGGATTATAATTGGTTATATAATCGTTCATAGTTTTTATATTTATTAAAGGAAATAATTTTTAAATATTTTATTTCAAATTTTTTTAAACTTGTTTTCACACTCAACACTATAAAAATGGTTGTAGGTATAATTAAAAATTGTTATAGGTGATAATGTCCTTTATATGTCGGCAATTGTAAATATTATAAAAATTTGATTATAATTATTTAAAGATTATTTAATAATATCTCTTATATCATAATGTCAAACCAAAAAGCGAACAGTTCAGTAACATCTGGTATTTTGCGCGTAGACCAACTATTGGAAAACCTAGATAAAATTACATTTGATGAGCCAGTTGTTAATAAATATGGAGGAAAAAGTTGTAGAGTAAGATTGAATGGCAAGGATATCATATTTCAATTTCCACGTTCAAGACTAGCATTTGGTCTTGGAAAATACGATGAAAAAGATAAAAATGGACAAGTTATTAAAACTAAATATTCACTAGATTTCTCACTCGCAGGTTATGAGTTGGGTGAGGACGGAAAACCTATTTCTCCTAAAATGCGTATAGGGTATGATGTTCTTGTAGGATTGCGCGAGGTTCTTATCAAAGCCGCGATGGAAAATAGTGCGTCATGGCTTGATATGGATGACGCAACCGAACAACTTGCTAAGGCTCTTACCCGAGATACGCTTAAATTTTCGAAAGACAAGGTAACCAAAAAACCCAGCACCAAGTGGGCACCGACTTTCCATACAAAACTAGGATTTTGGGAAGGTCGTTTCACAGTTAACGCATATGATGAAAATAAAACTAAGATTACTGATATACCTTCGGCTCTAACTGCTGGTTGTGAGGCTATCCCTATTGTAAAAATTACGGGTGTTAACTTTGCGGGAGGTAAAGTAGGTTATTCATTCCGTTGTGAACAACTTAAGGTTTATCCGGCAAAGGGACTTAGTTCATATGCTTTCCTTGAGGAAGATGAAGAAGATTCGAAACCCGTTGCCTCTCGTCTCCAAAATAAATCTACCTCTGAAGATGAAAAAGAAGAGGTAACTGAGGTTAATAACACCGTTGAAGATTCTGAATCAGAAGATGAACTAGATAACTCTGACTCTGAATCCGAGGAAGAAGAACGGGTTCCTACTCCCCCACCAGCAAAAAAGGTACGCAAAACTAAAGCAAAAAAATAATTTATAGTTTAAATGATTGAATATCTAAAAATAAATAAGAAAATCATTTTTTATTTGTTTTTATATTATAAATGTTCTTTAATGATGATAAAATTAAAACATGTAACTTAAATCTTCAAATGGGAGGAACTCCTGATGGGAGTGCTGAGGCTGGAGCTGAGGCTGGTCCTGCTGATATCCCTCCCTCCGATATAATTAATAGGATATTTGGTACTGTTATGGAAGATCGTTATTCAGAATTATTTACCCAAGAAGAAAATCTCGGTGAAACATTACCTAATATAATACCTATAAAAAGTGTGTTGTTAGATAATATGAATACTAATGCTGAAGATATTTTGAATTTAGAATGTACTAAATTTGACGAAGAATTGGATAAATTGATTGAAGGGGGTGCCAGTATAAAAACCTTAAATGATTTATTGGATATTTTAGAAGAATATCAACAATATATTGAAGATATAAAAAAAGATAAAAAGGATATATTAACAGATAAGTATATAGAAAGTCGTGATGATAGTACCTTGATTGAAGGCTATAAAATTTATTTAAATATTGAATATCTATACAAAGAAATAGAACATTTTGGAGAACAATTAATGTTTTTACATTTAAAACCAACTCATACAGAAATACCTATAATAAGAGACAGAAAACAAGAGGCTATAAACTTATTTGCTAGGATTAAACAAAATATATCTATTCTAACGAATGAGATTGAAGACTTTTTTAAACAAGAAGTTTTTAAATCTAAAGAAGGCTTTACAAACATTATAAAGACAGCCAAATTCCAATATAACACCTTGGACCAATCTTTACGTTATGATTATACTGATACATTAGAAGAATTTCTTCTAAAATTAAAAAAAAAAGAAAGAAGTATGAAACTTGTCCCTTCTG